CAAGATGCGGGCTTTGTTTATCACGCCCGCGCCGTGATCTGGAAAGATCCAGTTGTCGAGATGCAGCGCACAAAGGCACTTGGCTTGCTCTACAAGCAACTCAAGAAAGACAGCGCCATGTCGCGTGTCGGCATGCCTGACTATATGCTGTTTTTCCGCAAGGATGAGCCGAACCCAGATCCGATCACCCACACGCCAGAAGACTTGCCAGTATCGCTTTGGCAGGAACTGGCATCGCCCGTTTGGATGACCGTTCGGCAGGGCAACGTCCTGAATGGTCGCATGGCAAAGGGCAGCGAAGACGAGCGCCACATTTGCCCGCTCCAGCTGGATGTGATCGACCGTTGCCTCACCCTCTACAGCAATCCCGGCGATGTGGTTCTTGATCCATTTAACGGCATCGGCAGCACGGGCTTTCAAGCGTTGAAGATGGGGCGGCGGTATATCGGGATCGAGTTAAAGCCCGAATATGCAGCCCAAGCCGCCAAGTTTTTGGCAGAGGCCGAAGACAGCGCAATCAACATGTTGGGGGCAGCAGAATGAGCCTTTCAGCAGCGTTTCAAGCCGGGTTTACCCGCCGTTGGCATACCAACCCCGCGCTTGCTCACACCAACGACCGGATTGATGGGCATGCAGGGCGGGTCGCGCGCATCATCCTTATGATGCACCCAAGCCCGTCACTGGAATTGATCCGGGCCGCGTTGATCCATGATGACGGCGAAAACCTGACCGGGGATCTTCCGGGGCCGTTCAAGGCTGCGATGCCGCCAGAAGTTGGCAGGCATTTTGACCGAGCAGAAAGTGCTGAAATTATTGATATTTGGGGGCGCGGGTTTCGCCTTACGCCGCGAGAGGTTGAATGGCTCAAGTTTGCAGATCGGCTTGATGCATTCATGTGGTGCGCATGGCACGCCAGAAATCGCTTGGGTGGTGATGGCTGGCCTGAGTGTGGTGAGTGGCTCACTGCGACAGCGGTTAAGTTGGGGGTTCCAAATATCATCTGCGATAAAGACGGGGTCAACGATGCAACTTCGTGATTATCAGTCATTAGCCGTTCAGTCGATCTATGATTATTTTGCACAAGGGCGTGGTGACGCGCCCTTGGTTGTCGCGCCAACCGGTTCAGGGAAATCCTTGCTTGTCGCGGAATTCATGCGCCGCGCGGTGGCGGATTTTCCCGGCACCCGCATCCTGCTTGCCACCCACCAAAAGGAGTTGATCCAGCAAGACTACCAGACCCTGTTGCGGCTATGGCCCCAAGCGCCAGCTGGCATCTATTCGGCAGGCCTTGGGCAACGCAAGGCGCGGGCGCAATTGCTGTTTGCAGGTGTGCAATCCATCCACCGCAAGGCCAAAGAAATCGGCCATGTCGATCTGATGTTGGTGGATGAGGCGCATTTGATTCCAGCAAGCGGAACCGGGCAATACCGCAACCTGATCAAGGCATTGCGTGAGATCAACCCGCAAATGAAGATCGTCGGGTTCACCGCCACGCCATACCGGCTTTCCACCGGGCGGCTGGATAGCGGCGATGATCGGATTTTTGACGGGATTTGCTACGATATTCCAGTCGCCATGTTGGTGACGCGCGGATACCTCTCGCCCCTGATCAGCAAGCGCCCGAACCAAGTATTTGACCTGTCCGGCCTGCACAAGCGCATGGGCGACTTTATCGAAAGCGAGATGGCGGACCGGTTCGCAACCGACGCCGTGACGCGCGATGCGGTCAAGGAAATCGTCGCGGCTGGGGCGGATCGAAAGGCATGGATTGCGTTTTGCATATCGGTCGATCACGCCACCAAGGTCAGAGATGAAATCCGCTCGCATGGAATGACTTGCGAGGTGGTGAGCGGGTCCACGCCGTCGGGCGAGCGTGACCGCATCTTGCGCGATTACAAGGCGGGCCGGATCAAGGCTTTGACAACTGTAAACGTCCTGACAACGGGCTTTGATGCGCCAATGACTGACCTTCTGGCCTTCCTGCGACCGACGGCATCAACCGGGCTTTACATGCAAATGGCAGGGCGCGGCATGCGGATTTGCGATGGCAAGGTTGATTGCTTGGTTTTGGATTTTGCTGGAAACGTCGCGCGGCATGGCCCGGTTGATGGCGTGATGATCCCGGATGATCGGGTCAAAGGCAAAGGCGGCGACGCGCCAACAAAGACCTGCCCAGAGTGTGATGAGATCGTGTTCGCCGGGGTGCGGGAGTGCGGGTGCTGCGGGTTCTTGTTTCCAGAACCAGAGATCAAGCACGAGGCCACCGCGTCCACCGCTGCGATCATGAATATGACGGCAGAAGACGACTGGCACGCGGTTCAGGATTTTGCACTGGCAAAGCATAGCAAGGATGGGTCTGCACCATCCTTGCGGGTGGAATACCTGATCAATGGCCGGGTCATCAAGGAATGGGTGTGCCTAGAGCATATCGGTTTCGCGCGCCAAAAGGCCGTGCAGTGGTGGCACCACAATGCGGGCACCACGCCACCGGCAACCGTTGATGAGGCGCTGGAGCGATTTGCAGAGGTGCGCAAGCCGGGTGAGGCCGTGGTGCGGCGCGAGGGGAAATATGACCGCATCGTAAGGGTTCGGGCTGCAATGGTCGGGGTGGCGGCATGACGCGTTCACACTTCGCACAGCGCGCCCGCGAGCGGGGCATCACGTCGGTTGATGGTGACGACCTGCGCGACACCCTGAGACGCGCCGTGATCAACGGCAATGGAGAGTTGATCGAGGTCGTGTTTTCGGTCGGCAAGGGTCGGAAAATATGGCGGTTTCAGGTCGCGGAAGGCGTGTTTTACGCTGTGATCAATGACGAAACCAACGATCCGATCACCGTCATCACCCAAGCCCAAATGAAGCGGTATCGCCAGATCAGACGGCACATTCGCACCTGTGGGAAATCATCAAGAAAACCGGGATTTGTAAGGGTCTAATCATGGCACGAATTGGCAAAACAGAAGAATATAGCAAGTGCGCAGAAGCCGGGATGACCTTTCTGCAAACGGCAAAGGCGTGCGGCGTCACAGACAGATCGGTTCGGGACTGGGCAAAGCGCGCCGGGGTCATGTTTGCCGGGTATGAGCCGCATACGACAAGCGGCATGACGCCGGCACAGCGGGCCGATTACGACACCTACATCAAGGCGCGGGTTGGGCATGACGACGCCTTGCGGATGGTCCTGACACCAAAGGTCAAGATCAGGGCCGTTCCGAAAGGCATGGTGGCGAAATGACATACCTGCCCGGATACCCGTGCGACACCTGCCGTCGCGCCTCAAATGGCTACTCAATCTCAATTCCAAATCAGCCCGTGCGGCAATTTTGCTCGCATGCCTGTGCGAGGGACTTCATGCGCAATCCAAGCCTGACACTAAATGAGAGAGCCGCGATCTTGGCGGGCGGTGATCTTGGCGGGGCGTATCTCGACAGCATTGGCAAGTTTGATCTGACCAAGCTAACGGCGGCGGAATGGGCAGAGTTTTGCGGAAAAATATTTCTGGGGGCAACCGCCAAGCTGCAAGAAATCGCAGACGACGAAATCCCGTTTTGAGGTGGTGGAAGGTAAATCATGAACCATTCATCACCCTACGCCAGCGCAGCGCAATCGTTGCGCGACAACGGCTATCACGTCATGCCAGTTGGCCCAAAAACAAAGGTTCCAGGTGCGATCAAAGACGGCGAATGGAAGCCCATGCCGGGATGGTCAAAATACTGTGATGCCATGCCACCTGCATTCATCCATGATCAATGGGAACGCTTGCCTGAGGCTGGTGTTTGCGTTGCGCATGGCAATGTGATCGGGCTTGATCTCGACACAGACCGCGAAGATGTGGCGCGGGCATTGTTTGAGGCCGTCACCCCGCCATTCGTGCGCAGGCGTGGGGCAAAGGGGTGGATGGGCTACTATCGCCCCGGAAAAGGCCTTGATGGTCTGACAGCCCGCGTTCGGTGGTATGACGACAAAGGCGGCGTGGTGGTGGAGCTGTTGCTGCACGGCACGCAATCGGTGTTGCCGCCAACTGTGCATCCGACAACCGGCATGCCTTATGCTTGGGTGACGCAAGACACGCTGGAGGATACCGCGATTGGCGATTTGCCGTTGTTCACCGGCGATGACCTGACGGCGCTTGATCGGGAATTCACCGCCATAGGGTTGACGCGCCAAGCCCCCAAGAAACCGGGGCAGGTGGGGTCGTTCACCCAAGTTGAAACCGGGTCACGCGGCAGCGATCTCGGCAAGCCAATGGGGCGATCTGTCAACGACCGCGCGATGGAACCATCCGCCATTGATCAGTGGTGGCCTGCCATGGGTCTGCCAAAGACAAAGCAGCGCGGGCCGGGGGCGTGGGAAGCCGTGGCACCATGGCGCGCAAGCGGGTCTGGACGGGCTTTGCATGATCGGAACCCAAACCTCAAGATCGTGACCTCTGGCATCCGTGATTTTGGCGGATGCGATGAAGCATTCACCCCGATCAACCTGATCTGCCGGTGGAAGGGCATTGATCCCGACGCGGGGTTCAGTGAAGCGGCGGAATGGCTTGGGCAGTATATCAGGCCAGAGGAGGGCATGACTGACGGGGCTTTGCTTGCGGAGTTGCGAGAGGAAAAGCGCATATCTGAGCCGGTGGCGGCAAGCGTATCCGAAATAATCGAAACGGAACCGCATGCAGTTAGTGCCTTGGATCGGTTGCTAAAGCGCGGGGCGTCGGATCGTGACAAGCCAAAAGCGATCAAGCCAACCACGCCCGAACAATTTGCGGCGGCGTTCCCGTCCGACGTGCCGCCATTCCCGGTGCAGGATTTTGAGCGCGACCTCACCGGGCTGTTGCGCGAGTTGACGCTTTACATCGACGAGGCGGCAAACATGCGATCCGAACAAGGCGCATTCGGAGCGGCACTCGCCATGCTTGGCACCATCATGGGGCGCAAGGTGGAAGTTTCAGAGACGGGCTTGCGAACCAATCTATATGTGATCGGCACCGCAGAAAGCGGCGCGGGGAAATCATCAGCCATGAATGCCATGGCGACGGCGTTCGAGAAATGCGGCGTTGCCGATCGGCTTGCGGGGTCTGACTTTACCAGCGGCACCGCGATCTTGCGCGAGATGGGTGGGCATGTGCCACGGCTGTTCTCGATTGATGAGTTTGGCGATGTGATCCGCCGCGCCCTAAGCCCCCGCGCAGCATCGCACGAGCGCGACATTGGCCGGATCATGAAAGATATGTATTCCAGCGCATCCGGCATCTATCGCGGCAAGGCATACGCCACGCAAGAGCGTCAGGACATCATGGAGCCGCATCTTTGCGTCTATGGCGTGTCAACCCACGAGGCGTTTTGGGAAAGCATCGACGGGCGGTCGTTCAACGATGGTCTTTTGGCGCGGTTTATCATGATCCCAATCGGCGCAACCGAAACCCAAACACCAAGGTTTGACCGGTTCAAGATGGTCAATGATATGGTGACTGGCGTCGTGCTGGCAGGTCAATCGCGCGGCAACTTGGCGGCGGCTGGTGACGTCGCAAGGGGTGTTACGTTCGGGGCGGGGGTATGGGCGCGATGGCTTGCAGATCGGGCCTTGTTCCAGCGCCATAGCGAGCGGGCAACCCTGAACAAGATCCCCGGCGCGCCGTCGGTTATTCAGCGGATTTGCGAGAACGGCGTCAAGATTGCCATGATCAGTGCCATGGGCCGCGATCCTGAAAAGCCATGCATAACGGGGGATGACTATGACCTTGGCATCGCCGTGGCGCATTGGTCATCCATCTATATGATCGATGCAATCCAGCGGTTCTACGTTGAGAACGCAAGCCATCGCGACCTGAACCGGGTGCGGGATTACATCGAAGCGGGCGGCGAAGATGGGCGCACGAGAACCGCTATCGTGCGGGCTTTCCAAGGCGTGTTTGTCAACGCCATGGCGGGCAAGTCGATCTTGGATGCGCTTGTGGAGAGCGGGCAGGTGGTGGCGTTTGAGACAAAAACGGGACCGTCTGGCGGGCGTCCGAGGCTGGTTTTTGTGGCCGCAGATCATGCGGAAGCCTTCATTTTGGCGCGTGACGGTTCAAGTAATAACCCCTGATTTAGGGGGGTTATTACTTAAGCGTTTTCTGGAAAATCGTGTTTTCGGGGCTGGGTCGCAAGATTTGGCCCCTTTTTCGTGAAAACATCCAAGTAATAACCCCCCTATCTTAAGTAAAAACCCCCCTAGTAAGTCATTGATATATATAGTGTGAGGGGGGTTATTACTGTTTTTACTGTTTTTACTAGGCACTCTTTCCTGAGACCTATTTTGACCTTCTAGAGAGAGACCCTAGTAATAACAGTAATAACCTCCACGCCTCACTGCCATGCGATCTATCTTGATACCTTCCCACCATGCCTACCAAACCTTGCGACCGTAACCTTGGCTTGCTACAACATGCGGGCCAAACCCCGACACGGCGGCAAGCTAAGGCAAGCACGTCGTGATGATGAAATCGAAATTCTACATCGGGCAAGTCATGCCCAAGGCTGGCACCCGTGGCATCACCACAGGCGACAGGCTCACACCGTCGGTCTGGCATGCCTTGCGCGTCAAGCCGGGTGACGAGCGGGCGGCATGCGCCAAGCTGGCTAAGGCAGGGGTGTTTGCCTTCTACCCGCAAGAGGATCGGGTTTACGTGGTCCGAGGCGAGAAGATCACCAAAAGCTATCCGACCATCACCCAGATCATTTATGCCAAATTCCGCCATGCGCCGCAGTGGGACGTCATGCGGGATCGTGGCATCATCACCGGCGTGTTTTGCAATGGCACCACGCCAATCGTCTTGCCGTCTGACGTGATCCGCATCGTGCAGGGTTTGCCAACCACTGCCGAACGCGTGGCAGCGGCCAAGGCCGCGTTGATGGCTATCAATGCGGGTGACACCGCCCAGATCAAGGATGGCCCTCTGGCGGGGCTGTGTGTGGACGTGGTGCGGGTATGCGATGGTCGGGTATGGTGGCAAACCGCGTTCGGGCTGAAGGGGCAGGCTACGGCTGGTGGTATGGTCAAGGTGTTGCGGCAAGGTCTTGCGTAATGACGCAACATGCGGTATGTGGGTGGGGACCGAGCCTTGGAATGCAGACATTCAGAGCTGATTGCCTTGTAAGACTTGCGATCCGATTGCCTCCAAAGCGCGGGCAGTCAATCTGCGTAAGCTATGCAAAATCCCAATTTCATGCGGCCATACTCCTCCGGGCGTCACGCATCCCGGCAACAACCTGCATGCGCCAAGGCGTCAACTTCGGGGCCGCACCCGCAAGGGCATACGACCGGGGAATGTGGGGGCGGGTGTTAAACGAGATGGAAAAAGTTATGAGCGGTCGATCTGAGAAGGGAATGTTTCTTCCCGGCAACCGCTTCTGGACTGTCCGGTCATCGCATGGTGCAAATCCCAAGTTTGCCGGTCCTGATGAACTCTGGAAAGCCTGTTGCGAATATTTCGAATGGAACGCGTCCAACCCGCTCTACGAGGTGAAGGCATTCGCTTACGAGGGCGTTGTGACGCAAGAGCCGATCCCCAAGATGCGGGCAATGACCATAGGTGCGCTGTGCATCTTTCTGGACATTGACGAAACGACTTGGCGGCGTGATTGGCCTAAAACACGTCCCGATTTATTCCCGATCCTCACACGGGCTGAGGCAATTATCTATGCCCAGAAGTTTGAGGGCGCGTCTGCTGACCTGCTGAATGCCAGCATTATCGCACGCGATCTTGGCCTTGCGGACAAGCGCGAACTCTCTGGCCCCAATGGCGGCGCTATCCGCACGATCAATTCAGAGATGACGCCGCAGGAGGCCGCAGAAGCCTATGCCGCCACCATCGACGCTAACAAAGGCTGACTGGCCCCCGGAATACGTTGGTGTTTGGGCGTGGCGGCAACAGCAACTCTTGAAGATGCGGGCCAACCCTAACTTGATGGCCGGGGCGATGGAATACTATCGCACTCACCCGGTCGAGTTTATCAACCATTGGCTTGACACATACGACCCCCGCAATGCAGGGCGCAAAACCCCTGCTAAAATGCCGTTCATCCTGTTTGAGCGCCAAGCGGATCTGGTTCACTTCCTTGTCGCCATGATCGAGGGCGAGGAAAACGGGCTTGCCGAAAAAGCCCGCGATATGGGCGCAACTTGGGTTTGCTGTGCTGTGTCGGTTTGGCTTTGGCGGTTCTATCCCGGCGCGGCAGTCGGATGGGGAAGCCGAAAGGAACAACTGGTCGATAAGATCGGCGATCCCGATAGCATCTTTGAAAAGATGCGCATGCTGATCCGTGGCATGCCAAGAGAGTTTTGGCCGGAAGGGTTCAACCAAGACGACCACATGACCTACATGCGGATCGTCAACCCGAAGACGGGCGCAACCATCACCGGCGAGGCTGGCGACAATATCGGGCGCGGCGGTCGAAAGCTGATCTACTTCAAGGATGAAAGCGCACATTACGAGCGGCCTGAGAAGATCGAGGCTGCGCTTGCTGACAACACCCGCGTGCAGATCGACATATCGTCTGTCAATGGCTTGGGGAACGTGTTCCACCGCCGTCGCGAGGGTGGCAAGGAATGGCAGGGCGGGCCAGCACATGAGGGCGTGACCAACGTCTTTGTGATGGATTGGCGTGACCATCCCGCCAAGACCGATGATTGGTATCTGGCGCGGAAAAAGAAGGCAGAAGCGGACGGCCTGTTGCACGTCTTTGCGCAAGAGGTTGATCGGAACTATTCCGCATCGGTGGATGGGGTAATCATCCCGGCTGAATGGATCATCGCAGCGATTGACGCGCATGTGAAGCTTGGCTTTGAGGCGACGGGCGCGCAAATCGCGGCGCTGGACGTGGCTGACGAGGGCGGCGACAAGAATGCGCTGGCATTGCGCAAGGGGCCAGTGCTGCAATCGGTTGACGACTGGGGCGATGGGGATACGGGCATGACAACCCGCCGCGCTGTTGCGATGTGCCAAGGTATTGGCCCGGTCGAGATGCAATACGATAGCGTGGGGGTGGGCGCTGGCGTCAAGTCAGAGGCAAACCGCCTTGCCGCTGTTGGAGAGTTGCCAGTGGGCATATCGCTTGTGCCGTGGTCTGCCGGGGCAGGGGTGCAGTTGCCCGAGGGCCACGTTGAACCGGGCGATAAGGATTCGCCGCTTAACAAGGACTTCTATTCCAACCTCAAGGCGCAAGGCTGGTGGTTGTTGCGCCGTCGGTTTGAGAAAACATGGCGGGCCGTGACGCAGGGTGTGGATTATCCAATTGAGGATCTGATCAGCCTGCCGTCCGATCTGCCAAAGCTACGCCAACTGCAAAAAGAGTTGGGCCAAGCGACCGCGAGCCGAACGACCGGGGCGCTAAAGCTGGTGGTGGATAAATCACCGCCGGGAACCAAATCGCCAAACCTTGCGGACGCCGTTGTGATGGCGTTTTGGCCTATCCAAGGCACAACCTACAGCCTGACAGGTATCTTCTAATGCGCATGTTTGACGGCCTTGTTAATCTTGTTTCCGGCATGGGAACATCACGCGACAAGGCCGCGCATGCGCTTTATGGTATGCCGGTTGTCGATCATGCGACTTCGCTTGCGGCCTACAAATCATCGGCCCTGATCCGGCGCGCAATCGACTTGCCTGCAGAGGATGCATGCCGGGAATGGCGGGAATGGCAGGCGGAAAGCGCCGATATTTCCGCGATTGAGGCAGAAGAAACCCGC